CTGGGACGAATGGGTAAAGACCGGACGGCTGAAAGGCTTTTCTATCGAGGGCTATTTTAAGAAGCGAGAGGAACTCAGCAGCCACGAAGAGCTAACCGAAGAAGGCTTTTTGGAAGAACTGAAGGACATCTTTAAGGATGAGCTGGGGCTCATTGCCTTGGAAAGTGTCAAGACAGAAGATTGAATTTCGTTAAACCCATATAATCCAATTCAAATGAGCTTACAAAAGCGAGTCGAAAAGCTCTTTGAGAAGTACGCAGTCATTTCTGCGAAACTCTCCGAAGAGAAAGAAGAGGTCAAGATGGCGGAAGCCACCCTTGACAGTGGTCAAACTATCGCTACCGATGCCGAAGCTTGGGCTATCGGCGTGGCGGTATTCGTCGTGAACGAGGAGGGCGAACAGATTCCCCTCCCAGACGGCGAGTACAAGCTCGAGGACGGAACCGAGTTTACGGTAGCGGAGGGCGTAGTAGCGGCTTGGGAGATGCCCGCCGCCGAAGAAGCTCCAGCGGAAGAGCTGGCTGCGGAAGTGTTGACGCGGGAGATGGTCTCTGAGATGATCGCCGCAGAAGTTGGTAAGCTTCAGGAAAAGCTCTCCAAGCAACTGAAGGAAAAGGAAGCCCAAATCGAGAAGTTGAGCAAGCAGCCTGCGGGCGGTTTGGTTCGCAACCCGGTAAAGGTTCAGATGTCCCGCGAGGACATCGCAAAACTGCCTTTGGCAGAGCGTGTAAAAGCAATTCAAAATCAATTCTCATAATTAGAACCTATGGCAAACGGCACGTTTACCACAAACAACTACGCTGGGAAAGCTGCGCTTCCCTACGTAGCCCCCGCGATTCTTGCGGCAGACACTATCGCAAACAACTACGTATCCGTTCTGGACAACGTCCGCCACAAGGCGCAACTGCGGAAGTTCTCCGGCTCGCAAATCCAAGCTGCGACTTGCACGTTCACCAGCGGCACGGCTCTCGATCTGAGCGACGTTACCTTGACGCTGACCGAACTGCAAATCAACGACCAGATTTGCAACAAAGACCTTCGCACAACTTGGGAAAGCGAACTGATGGCTGGAGCTTCAGCTATCGCCCCGGGTTCGTACAAGGACGGAGCAGCTATGTATGTCGCTAAGCGTGCGGCAGAAGCTATCGAAAACAACATTTGGCAGGGTAACTACAACCCCGACGCGGGCGTAGCTACGGGCGCAACAAATACCGCTTTCAACGGCTTGTTGCGTCAGATGGTTTTGGCTTCTCCAACCTACGAAGCAAACTTGACGGGAGCTTTGACTGCCGCCAACATCTTGTCGAAGTTGCTTGCTTTGACCACGACGCAGTGTCCCCCGGCTTTGATGGGCGACCCGGACGCGGTTATCTATATGAGCCGCGCTTCTAAGCAGTTGTATTTCTCGGCTTTGGCTGGAACGGCTCAACTTGCTTTCTTCGCTGAAGGTTTGGCGGACAAGTACGCTGGCTATCGCGTAGTTACCCCTGCTGGTTTCCCGAACGACACCTTGTTGATTTCGCGGGTTGAGAACTTGTACGTAGGATGCAACCTCCTGACCGACCTCACCGAAGCTCGCGTTTTGGACCTCATCGACGTAACGGGCGACGACGTAACCCGTATTATTATGAAGTTCGCCTTTGGAACTCAGGTAGTAGATCACGATTCTTACGGCTTGCTCCGTCGGACCACCTAATTCGTTAACTGATGAGTTGCACACTGACAGTTAACGGGCGCACCCTCCAATGCAAGGATGCTATTGGGGGCATTCGCCGGGTGTGGTTCAAGAAGTTCGACGCTGCCGATTGGGGCACTCCCGCAAGCGGCGCGTTGGCTGGGGCAGCAGTAGCAATTACTGTCTACCCTTTTGAACTCACGAAAAATAGCGGCTCATTCGTTCAAACGGTCCAGTCTTCTATTGAGAACGGAACCGTCTATTTCGAGCAAGTCGTTACGATTCAGTACCCAAAAATTCGGGCTATCGACAACCAAGAGTTGGCGGACCTCCTGAAGAACCGGGTTTGCATTATCGTTGAGGACGTCAACGGAAACCGAATGGTGATGGGCCACACTTCCGGGTGTGAAACCAACGGCGGTTCCGTTTCTACGGGTACGGCGTCGGGAGATTTGAACGGATATAACATCACGTTCTTAGCTCACGAGGTTATCCCAGCTCCGATTTTGTCGGGAACGACGAACATTACCTACGGGGCAGCGACCTAATGATTTTCCACCTAAGAAAGAGCCCCAGCGATGGGGCTTTTTTTTGCCCTAAAAAGACCTGAACTTGTGCCGATGAAACACGTAGTAGACGGAGGTATCGCGATGCTCCCAGAACGCTTCCCTGCAAGCGTCAAAACGATTGAAAGCCTACGAGGTCAGTTGAACACGTTGTATATCCGCTGGCAGGGGCCGGAACCTCCGGCCTTTCCTTCGTGGTGCGTCGTTTCTTGGGGCGAAAACACGGGCGATATTGGCAAATTTCACGCCAGCGAAAACGACTTTGTAACCTTGGACGACGACTTGGTTTACCCAGAGGGCTACATTCAGGACTTCGTTCGAAATGCAAAGCGGTTTCCCGGGGCTATCTTGACGCATCACGGCAAAACCTGGCAAGGACCAACCGTCAACTACTTCGGAGAGGTGCGTAACGAGGTTTATTGCTTGCACGAAAACCTCAAAGAAATACAACTAACTGCGCCGGGTACGGGCTGCTCCTTTTATCCAAAGGAAATCTACCAGCGACTGCAAAAGGAGATGGAGCAGGACTGGAATTGCGGCGACATTTTGGTAGGAAGCTGGTCGAAGAAGAACGGCGTACCGATTCAAGCCATTAAACATCGAATTGGCTACTTCCGATACCTTCGACCGAAGGACACCATTTGGGACCAGTCCCAAACTCGAGATATGACCGCGCTTTGGAATAAGTATATGGGATGAAAATTGCCATTCACCTTCCCGTCTGGCAGCGCGTTGAGATGACCCGCGCTTGCTACGTAGGTATCGAACGAATACGAGCGGAGTTCCTCGCAGCGGGCTACGAAATAGAACCGTTTATAGGCGTCTCGGAGGAGGTTCACGCGCAGCTCGCGGAGGAGTTTGGATACAAGTACAAGGAAGTAACGAACGAAACTCTGGGGCTCAAAAACCAAGAGCTTTACGAGTGGATGAAGCGGTACGATTGGGAAGTTATGATGCAGCTTGGCAGCGACGACTTCCTGCTTCCGGGGGCGGGGTCCTATATCGTCGACAACATCGAACTACACGACTACGCTTGCTTTCGAAATATCTATATGTTCCGCGCCGACAACCGGGAAGGGACGCTTTTCCAAGGGTATCCTTGCGGAGCCGGGCGGTTTCTCAAGCGATGGATTGCCGACAAAACGAAGTTGATGTGGAGCAACCGCCGCGTCGGGTTGGATGGATGTTCCGCCCAACACGTCTACGACAATACGCGAGTCAAATACTTCTGTATGACCGAGCCGCTCGTGGCGGACGTCAAGAGTAGCGTAAATGTGTCTGCCTTTTGCCGTTACAAATACGAGCCTACGATGTATTGGTTAGACGACATTGTACCAGAGGCTCACCTAATCCCGAGAGATGTTGTACTTAAACTCGAATAGCTCCGCGCAATCTATCTTTCTGACCCTTCAGGATGCAGCGCGGGACTACTCCTATACCCATTACCTCTTTAAGCTGGTCCATAGGATGAGCAAAGAGGAGCATTTCTTTGTGGCGGACATCGTCGTAGACAACCCTCGTTACACGGAAGTCAGCGTAGCTACCGACGGCGTAACGACAAACAATGTCCTTCTAACCGAAGTGGGGGATTACGATTATTTCGTTTACGTTCAGAACTCCAGTTCAAACAAAGACCCGGAATCGGTGCTGGTAGAAGGTATGGTCGAACAAGGAACCCTAAGAGTTCCCGGACCGACGCCGTTCTTTGTGCCTACTGTCAGCGTTGCAGATAACATCATCTATTACCAATGAGCATCGAAAGTATTAAGCTGGCCACATACCAGCCCCGCTCGTTTAAGGAGACCGTCAAAGGGGAGTGGGTCAACTACGGCGAAGACAACTTGTTTCCGCAGTACCTCGTCGACCTCTTCCACCAGAGCCCAACGCATAACGCGCTCTGCACAACTATTGCAATGATGATCTACGGCGAAGGGTTCGAAGCTCAGGACCTCAACGCCAAACTCCTCTTTGCGCAGTGGGGACTCGACGACGAACTACGAAAAGCGTCTT